TATTTAAATGGGACTTCGGCAAAGGAGAGGTAGATGTAGGTTTGACCACTCGTATTTAGATCACCGCCTGTGCCTCTTAATTTAAAACCATTACTCAAATAATCTGCTATTGAGTTTGCCGCTGTGTCTTCATCATTGGCACTACTTGGTCTTAAAAATGTATTCATTACATTTCCTGTGTCTCTTGTGGTGTCCATCAAAAACCACCCATTACTTCCACCAGACAAGCGTTTAAATAAAATCCAAGCTGGCCTAAATCCTGTGTGAATAAACGTGCCATCTGAGCTGCCATTTCCCGTATATGACCCGACCTTGCTGTAGCCTTCAACGCTGTGGAAACAGTAGGCTATCATATCTTTTGTGTTTTCGTTGGTTTCCACACTTGCATCTACACCAAAAACCTCGTTCGTATGTGTGCCGAAAGCCGCAGCGGAAGTGTTTTCACCACTCGTAAGGTTTAAGTACAAAACTTTTTCACTGGTTGCATCTTTATTCCAAACAAGCCAATTTCTTGCAACCTCTCTATTTTTTACAAATATAAGTTCTGGCTTTTTTGATAGGCCGTGACCAACAGTTGTGCTGCCCGTAAAATTTCCCGTATAAGAAACTATGCTAAACCCAGCGTCAGTATTAGCCGATACCTGTGACGTAATACTGCCATCGGTGTTGCTTGATGCAGTTCCACCAGCTTTCCAGTTCCAACTAACATATGTTACACTGTTTTGGTTGTCATTAATAAGTGTTCCGACCGTAAAGCCATCTACATCAAAACTCTGTAAATTAGCAGAAGAATTGTCTACTTCAGCAGCAGTTTGGTCAGAGGCCAAACGGTATTGCCCCCCACGAACACTGTCATAAAGACTATGCTGATAACCCACACTCCTTGTCTTTAACCAAACCCAGTCTGGTTGAAAACCAACACCAGTAATGCTTTGACCTGTGCCATTTCCAGTATACAGCACCGTGTTAAAATTATCGTCAGCTTGTGTATTGCTGTTCGGGCCGATGGCTGGTTCTGCTATATTAGCCGCACAAAGCGCAATACAGCCAGAGGCATCAGAATATTTAAACAAACCAAGACCATTTTTATCGGTTGTTGTGCCAGCAGTTTCTTGTCCGTGAAACGTGCTATCTTGACCAAAGTTCCAAGTTTGGCCTGTTCCAGTCGCACCAGCAGCCCAATTGACAAACTTGTATGACCCAGACAGCCCTGTAAAAGCCGCACCAAGGTCTGTTCCATTTTGAAAAAACCTTAATTCACCATTACCAGCTTTGATGCCAAATATGTCGCCAGCAGAGATTGTTGCATATTCATTGTTGCCACTTCCTAACGGAGTGCTTCCATTATATCGTCTACCGTTATCATACAACACAAGCACACCAGTGATGTCTGTGCTATTGTTTGCTCCAGAAAGTGTAACTGGAGATATGCCCCTTGAATATCCAATAGAGTTACACCGACACTCCGCATAGTATATATCACTATCTGATATTTCAGGTATGACCATAGTTGAATGAGCTTGGTATTGAGTTGATGACGCAAGCCATTTTAATCCACCCTCTTGCCAACCTTGTGATGTGCGGCTGTCATTAAAGTTTAATGTACACCAGTTATTTGTCGGGCTGTCTGACACGACATCGTGTGCGGATAGGTTGGTTGCAGTAAAATCAATATTGTTTGCGCCTATGTCGTTTCCAATGTCTGCGCTATTTGCAAAATCAAGATGAAAGCCAGCATTACCTAATGTCAAACCTGACACATCTTTTGGAACCCAAACTCCGTTTTTCGTCTCTCCGAAATCAGATATTGAGGTATCCTGACCATCAATAGAAATAAACTCAGCTATGTACCCAGCTAAATCATCTGTGCCACCCGTGCTACCAATCCTCTGCGTAGTTCCTGTATGCCAATTAAAGTCTACGTTTAGTCCAGGATAGCGTCCTGCACCGGAGCCGACCTGCCAAGTGCTTAAATCTTCTAACTGACCATTTATGTAAAATTTTGCCCTATCACTGTCAGTTGACTGCGTACTATCTAGAATTAAGGCGAAGTGATACCACGCTGATGCATCTCGTATTAACAGAGCGTCTTTATATATTTGCCATGGGGATTGATATATGTATATTTCATCGGCACCAGTCGGCCCGAACTGCATCATTAATCCAGAACTGCCTCCGTGAAATATGGTGTAAACCCCTGAACCGAGAACCGCACGTTTTACCCAACAACTTATCGTAACCTTTTTTCTATTAGTCGCTGTTGGAGATGCAGAAGATATAGTTAGTTTTGCACCAGAACTGTCATCTAGCCGCAAAGACTGATTGATGCTGTAGTCATAGAAATCTGTGCTTGGGCTGTATCCCCACGGACTTGCGCCAAAAGGACCTGACATACTGCCTCCTAGCTAAACGCCAGTTGCGGCGTTCCAAGCAAAATACGGTTAGATGCAGCCACCACATAAGGGATCATGTCGGTTGCGCTAGCCGCAGTTGACAGCGTGATTCCAGAACCACCAACCGACTCATAGTCTGTTCCCAATGACAAGGTGCGGCTACCCGTACCGTCTTGGATAAGAACAATCGAACCCACTTGACCCACCGCCTCTGTGGTTGGGTTAGCAAGTGTGACATTCCCTGTGAGGGTCAAGACAAAATTCTGATAAGTATCAAAATCAAGTGTGACGCTACCTGTGTTGCTGGTATCCGTCAAAGTTGTGCCTTGAACCGCTTTAGCAAGTGCAAGCTCACCACTCAATGTAAGATCCGTAATTGACAGATTTGTACTTGCGGCAGGAGTGACAGTCTGCTTTGCCATGCCTTGATAAACAACGTAAAAGTCATCCGTTGTCTCGACATCACCTGTCATGGTCAAAGTTGTGCCAGCGGCGGTATAGGCCACGGAAGGCTCTTGTCGGACGTTATTCACGAAAACTTCTAACTCATTAGCATTTAAAACAGAATTGTTAAGAGTAAAGCCCCTTTTTACGGGACTTCCTGTGACTCCAGTTAGATCCTGATAGCTTACCGCGCTGTAAGCAAATGCGAGAGGATTACCCAGATATGGCATTAGGTGATCTCCATAATTGACAAGGCTACATCCGTAGAATTGGCAGCGGTTACTTTCAAAATGTCAGTTGTTTCCATGACCACTTTGTTTCCTGCCAGCATCTCTAATGACGATCCTGCGGGTATTGGTGCATTTGTTACAAGTTCAACATCTTGATTGGCTTCGTCATTATTGCCAGCGCGGTTTGCTGTGTTAGATGACAAAGTAACTGTTGCTGTAGTTTGGCTCGTAGTGGTGTTGCCAAGAATAATACCCAAGATGACGGTGGTAGTTGATGAGGCTACCGTATATATAACATCTTCCGAGGTAACATTCTGTTTTGTTATAACTTTGAATGTGTTTGCCATATCCTTATCCTAACGCGATTGCCAGAGCGGTAGCGTCACCTGACGCGGTGTTGTTGATAAATGTAGTGCTTGCCGCCATCGTTGAAGTGAAATCAGTCACCGCAGCACCGCTTCCTGCGCCATCGGATCTAATTATACGGCTTTCACCCGCTGCAACAGTCACGTTTGCGCCGCTTCCCTGAGAGAAGATAACAGACTGATTAGTGCTGTTGGTTACGAAATATATCTTTTCTGCATCGTTAGGAGCGATGGTTATGGTATGCGTTCCAGACGGGGAACCGCCACAAACAATAAGTTTGTTCATTCCATCCGAAACTGTACCGTCAGACGTAGTTAATGTTGAACTTGTGCCTGATAAACTTAATGTTACAACTCCGTTAAGAGCCGTATCAATTATATCAAAATTAGTATTTGTCGTGGCACCCCAAGTTCCAGATTGTTCGCCGGTAGCTGGTTTTTCTATGCCAGTCCTAGTTGTATAACTGCTTGCCATCTATGCAACCTCTTTCCAGTCTGGAGTTTGACTTGGTGTTATTTCCGTCCAAATATCACTTTCAGCCGAAGTAATCTCTGACCACGAGGCTGTTTGATCTGGAACTACCTGTCCCCAGATAAAGACAATACCAACATTTCCGGTTGCTGACAATCCTGTAACACCAAAAGCAAAATCGTCCACAACCGGAGATCCTGCGGTGATAGACGCAGAATTACCAGTAACGCTAAAGATTGCGTTACCCACGATTGTTGGTGTTGTCGTAGAAGCGGTGGCAGGAACGCCTGTTAAAATAACTGCGGCTGGAGCCGTAGGAGTGGATGTAGCAATGGTCGCTGTAACACCAGTTACAGCTACATTAGCGGTGGTAGTTACTTGTTCATCACCAAAACCTATGGTGCCAACGGCACCAACAGGTCCTACAACACTGCCACCTCCGGCGAGAACCGTCCCAACACCAGTGGTAGCAGAAACTCCAGTGAGAACTACAGGTACAGGTTGACCCCAAGCACCTTCACCCCAAGCGCCTCTGCCCCATCCACCTATGTTAGACACGACTTACCTCGTTAAGCTATCCGAATGATAGCGTTTGATGCGTCTGCCGTAGGGAACTGAATCGTGAACGTACCAGAGCTAGAGCTTTTATTTGATCCAAAATCAAGCACGGCTACAGCTTTGTTAGACGCTGATGAGTTATGGATCAAAGCACCTCTAGCAGTTATTGTTGCCGTGGTAAAACTTAGATCAGCAAAGTCAGTTAACGCGGTAGTGCCACTCAACGTTGGTGTTACATTTGTTAGTGCACCACCACCAGAAGCATAGGATCCACTATTCGCTACTTCACCAGTCGTAGTAAAAGCAGTGGTCGCAGCACCCAGAGTGGCAGTTGTGCCAGATTTGCCACCGCCACCGATTGCATACAAGGCCAACTTAAAGGTGTTACCTGAACCATTCGTAAAATTGTGTGTACCCACAAGCAGTTCCTGCTTGAAAGAACTACACATTGCCTGTGTTATTGCCATTATAGCCTCCTAACATATTCGGCGATGTCTTTATGTCCTGCATTACGCAAAATCTGGCATATGGTAGCACGCTCCTCACCCCTCGCCAAGTCTACATAATGTTTAACCACTTGCTCTACTCTTTCAGAAAACACTTGAGCTTGTTCCCGCACAGCCGGTGGAGCGTCCTGTGATACATAAATAATTTTTCTTCTAGCCATCTCTGCTAATTGATCAGACGACAAACCACCTTCATCTGAAGTCGCAACGCTTATGTCGCCAAGAGAAGCACCAACATTTACACTAAACATATGTCACCCCTGGTATATCATGTTTTCCTATTAGCACAGGTTCTTTGCCATCCAACGGCTCAGGTGGACGCAATTCTTCTTGAAGTTCCTTTTCGTATTCTGATTCAGGCATGACGATTAGCTTGCCGTCTTGTATTACCTGAACCAATGGATCCTCAAGCCTGTGATATCCATACAACTTCTCATTCACAGGAACGTTAGTATCCATGAAACCAGACGTACTGGCAACATTGACCTTTATTCCTTTACTTAAAGCTATGGCACACCAAAATTCACAACAGGCTCGACCCGCCTCTGCAAAATTTATGTTTTCTTTATAGCTAAAATCAATGCCGTAGAGGTTGATAGACTCAACTTCTTTATATATTGCGTAAGCTAAAGCATACGCCACGGTATTGTTGAAATACGCATGCCCAGCCTTTTTGACCACTTTGTCTAAAGGGTAAAGCTCTATCTCTGGTACTCTTTCATCCTTGCAGCAAGAATAGATAGGTCCCTTGTTTGGTGTTTTCAGCAAAAACTCTTGAGCTATTCCCGTCTGTTTTCCAGCCTTTATTCCGTCTAAAAATCTAGACGCCGGATCCATCATAAAGGTTCTATCAACGTTGAATACGGCGCCTATGCTATTGATACCCCAAACCTCATCGAACTTATGCGAATTGATCCTTGTCATAACGTATTCTTGAGAAGAACCGCCTAAAGCCACTATCGCTACGTTCATGTCTTTGCAATCCTCACAAGACCAGTTCTGTATGCATCCGTATTCTCAACAGCCTCTCCATAGTTTTTAAGCCTCAACAAAGCCTCTTGAAACTGTTGTTTGTATATATTCAAAGAATTAACATCTTCTTTCATAAAGATGTAAGCCTCAACCAATGACCCATACAACAGTAAATCTGGAGCATTATCACCAAGCCAAGTGTTTGTGCCACCAGTTATCGAGGCTGGTCTGTAATAATAATGCAGTTCACAAGCGTAATTTTGATTAGGAGTAGGAGCTATAATAAAACTAGTTATGTCAAAAGGTGCATAATATCTAGGCACTCCTGTGCTTGAGGCATTAGGCCAATAGTCTTGAATATAATTTACATCTTTTTGATCAAGAAAGACCTGTTCAGATGTTGCCGTATTTGTGAACGACAAAGAGAAAGAAGAAAGATAATCAGTTGGTTGCAGCAAGAACTTATTTCCAGAAGTCATTGTTGCCGTAACATTCTTACGGAAATAATCAAGATCAACTAATTTTAATATTTTCTCTTCTGCATTCTCAATAAAATTGTTGAGGTTGTTGACGAACGTAGTTTCGTCATTCTCAGTGTAGTCTTGAATAGCTTGTTTAAGTGTCGTTAACGTATATGTCATGGTGTGTTCGCCTGACCGCCCATGCCGCTGTGATTAGTGCAATAGTAGTACAGTGTCGGTGCTCCTACAGCAACCGTGATTTGAGTGTAAGTAGAAGTGGTTGTTACACCCGTGGTGTATTGTGAACCTCCACCGTGTGTGCCATCTGACGTTGCTGAGAGGCGCAAAGGATGTCCAGAATTACTGCTATCAGACTGATCAAACCTATAAGTGTTACCCTCAGTCAGTGTAACAGTGGCCTGTTGTACTCCATCTATGTAATACTTATTACCATAACCAGTGCTTACAACAGTTACAGTGAATGTTTGTGTAATCGTTGTACCAGTCGTTGATGCCGTGCCAAGAGAAGAGGTAACAGCAAACCCTGTCACAGGAGTATTAACAGAAACAGTCGTAGGCGCATTGACCGTTACTTCTCCTAATGTAGCTGTTAATTTAGGCACCAACTCAAAGGTCAAAGACTCTAAATTGAATGCAGGAAAGCTGGCTGTGACCGGAATGCTGTTGTTCTCCGGTCTAGGATCTTTTAACGCTTGAGGATCAATAACTCTGCGCCTGGGTTCTAATTGAGGATGTTTGGATTCATACTCATCAGGACCCACCTTCATTCCGTTCCACTCGGTTCGCATATCGCGTAAACGATATCGAAATCCAGAACGATCTGAAATTCCGTAAGCATCTTTTCCTGATGTATAGTTGCCCATTAGACCCTCAAGAATTGAATGTCAGGCTGTAGCTTCAAAGACACTCTATCTTCGTCCTCATCTGCGGCTCTCTGAAATTCTTCTTCATACACCGTTTTTAACAGTTGAACTCTTTCAGGAGACTTCTTCAAAGCTATGTAATAAGCCATCCCTGCCGCTGCACAGGGTAAGAAACGAAAGGGAAGTTCAACATCATTTACAGATGCGTCTGCATCTTCTATGCGTCTAACATAGTAATAAACAAGCTGATCAGTACTGTTTTCAGGAGTAGGCCATAAAGTAATCTGCGGAGTTATCTGTCTGTTAAAATAATACTGAGAAGGTCTACCCTGTGTTGTTTTGTTTGGAACAGATAAATAATCGCCTCGGCTCACCTTAGTGATGTTAAAATCAGTGCCGGCACGCCTGATCACAACCTCCAACAAATCAACCACATCTTGCCCAAGAGTCTCGATAGATTGTCCTTGAGTGAGCGTTGTCGTAGCTTGGCGCACTGTCCACAAATTCACCCCTCTGTTTGCCCAATCTGCAAACATCAGGTTCATAGATCTACGAGCGGTGCGTGCATCATATCCGGTGCGAACCTCAAGCCCACACCGCTCATATGCCTCTTCAATGATATCAGAGACATCAAGAGTAAAATCTCTTGATCCAGACGTTGCCATTTATTTTGCCTTTACTCTGCCACCTTTACGCATCATGGCCTTCTTTTTTGCACCGACCATGCCTCCACCACGAAGTTTTTTCTTCTTCACGGTTGTCATTCCACCACCACGCATACGCTTCATGGCTTTTTTCTTAGCACCTACCATCTTCTCGTCTCCTTCTTCGGGTTAAAATTAAATTAAGGTAGTCTTCTTTACTGTAGTTTTTGTAGTACCCAGTCTTTTCAAGTATCCTACTAGCATCATCAAGTTCTGACAATCTTTGTATGAAAACCATGGTGAAGTCAGTTTGAAAGGATAAAAGCCATAAATCTAGTTTATTACAGGCAAACCACTCGTTCATGGCAACACAAGCACTTTCAACTTCTTCGTATGTTTGACTTGGTTCCTCTTCTAAACAAATGATAACAGAATATTTCTTACTAAAATTCTTGCACTTTGCAGCTATAGTTCGCCATAAGTCTTCTCTGTCAACACATTCAACTACTAATAGTCTATCATCTTTCAATGCTTTCTTCGCAAAAGGACACGGTGCATATCCAACATCAGGGTCAATAACACTAAGGTCATTGTGAACCCACTCTTCTATAAGTTCACGCATCTTATTTCTTTCTTCTACGAACGGCTTTTACACGCCTTGGCTTACCCGCTGGTTGTCCCAAACGTTTCTTCTGGGCAACACGAGAGGCTTTTTCTTTTGAAGACATTTCTTTAGTTGTCTTCGGAGTTTTGGATGATACCCGCTTTGACGGTCGACAATAAGGGACACCACGCTTTTCTCCCTTTTTACGGCCACATTTTTTACCTGTACGAACGTCTTTCCAGTCTTCTTTAAACCATCGTTTAAGAGCCAAACCAGCTTTTGTTTTTCTAACTGCCATCAGGATTGCTCCACTGCGCCCTTAGTTCTTTTTCTTCGCCTCGGCAATACTTTGCCGCAACCTCTGGCTACGGCTGTCCCTGTCTTCCTCTTCCCACGAAACTTCCGCTTGGGTTTCGTAACAGGGACCGTCATTAGAACGTCCTACCTTTGCGTTTAGAAGAGCGACTCTTCTTTTTAGACTTCTTACTTTTTCCTCCAGTTCCATAATTTGCCGCTCCTACCTTGCGGCATTTTGCAATGGCACCTGAAGCATAAGCACTAGGAAAAACCTTGTAACGTGCCTTTACCTTTTTATAACAAGCGTCTTTGGGCATCTTTTTCCCTCCTGGCTTCGTAATTTGTTTACTCATTCGTGATCTATTAATAGCCACTATATGAACCTATTAGCCAATGCTGTCGCCACTATGAGAGCCGCAATACCCCATAGGCGCATATCCAACTTATCTAATTGACGTTGTATTTCAGCGTATCGCTTATCACACGACTCTTCATGCTTCTCAAGCTGACGTAGGACTTCTTCTGGGGTCATTAGCACTTCCATCTTCTACGAGCCTGTCTCAAACGGCTATTTGGATCTTTTGCAGCCTTCGGGAACTTCTTCATTTGCCCCGCAGACCTAGCGCAAAATGACTTACGTCTCTTTGCTGCCTTACTACCCTTCTTAACCTTACCTGTCACAGCAGTCTTTAACTTACTACCAGGGTTTTCTCTTCTGTATCGAGCAACACCAGCCTTAGTCATTCCCGCTCCAGACTTAGTGGAGCGGAAATACTTTTTGGTTTTGGGCGGCTGTTTGTCTCTTTTCCTAGCCATTAGCCAAAGAAGCCAGTTATGGAATCTATGTTAGTCAGTGTCACATGACACTCACTGTCAAAGATTATACCATGGTCAGGTATTGTAATCTGATTGTCATCAGAGGTGTGAAATACCATTGACAACAGAGTTGCACCACCACTGCCGTTTTTGAAAACCACGGCAGGAGAACCACTACCAGCAGTCTTTACATAGAACGCTTTAAGACGAGTCCTGCCGCCCTGTAAGGTTCCAGTGCTCGTAGCAGTCTTAGCTGTAATAGAAGCAGCCATATCGACCTCCTATTAAGCGGTTGGTGAATCCGATGAAATGCCAAAGAACTTCAAAGATATTTGACCACCAGCGCCTGCTGTGCCTGAAATAGTCACCTCAACTTCATCAGCAGTTTCTTCTGCTACTTGACCAGCGGCAAAACCAGACATGCCAAGTACACCATTACAGCCAAAGAAACCTTTAAACCCTGTTGCGTTGATAGCTGTCGTAGGCAGTCCGTCAACAAATCCATCTGGATTGGTGTCTGTGCCAATATCAACAAGATTCACATTGTTGGCAGCGGCTGACACAACAGTGACCGCCACGGCCATAGGAATGAAGTTTGAAGGAATTCCAACAGAAGATTCTTTATGACTTGTGCCTGAAGAGGCAATATCAATTGTTGCCGTGTAGGTTGACAATGTCATCTCATTAGTCAGCCCACCTGTCGTGCTATTTTTGATGATGTTCTTGAAACCGTTTTCGGAACGGACTGGTCCGTTAAACGTTGTGTTAGCCATGTGTGTCTCCTGTCTTGGCTAATGTCAGTCACCCCATGCGACTGTCAGGATATCTCATCATACATCAAAAAAAGCGGAGCCGCAACAAAACGGCTCCGAGTTTAGGGAGGATCTTCATGAGTACATATAAACTAATAGAAAAAAGGGCGACCCGCAAGCCGCCCTTTTCGCAATCCCTAGTATGGAGGACTAGGATTTATGCACCTGGTGAACCAAATACACAACGAGGATCGGAGAAGCCGAAGCTGTAACGCTCACGAGCCTTGAAGCGCATGTTACCGGTGTCGAAGTCTGCTTCCATCTGTGTTGACAATGGGACACGCTCAAAGTGGAGGAAACCACGAGGAGCATCTGTCAAGATGAAGAACGCATCTGGGTCTGTCAGGAAGTCATTGACAGCATAGCCGTCAGGCAGCATACCCATTGACCGCAATGCATTTACATCGTTGTCAGCGGTGCCAACACGAAGGTTTGAAACCATGAGACGCTCGGCAATGAACTGTAGCTGACGAGGAATGATAAGTTTCGTTCCACGAAGTGCTACCTTCAGACCACGCTCATCTACAAAACCAGCAATGTTGATAAGAGCGTCTTCCAAAGAAGTTTCGTTCAAATCAGCAGCGGTAGCTGGTTCGTTAGCAAAAGTGCCACCGTTTGTCAGTGGGTGAGAAGCGTCACAGAGTGCAACACCATCACCACCAGCAGAGGCACCAGCCGTAAAGGCATTGTTTAGAATGCTTGCAGCTTTGACTTGCTTTGTATGAGCCATTGAACGAGCGAGAGCACGGGTGTAGCGGCTTGAGAGACGATCATACAGATTGTCTTCAACAGCCTCTTCAGTGATGCTGAACGCTAAAGCAATGGTTTCATGGTTGTACCGAGCGGTGAATGCTTCGTTGGCATCGTCAAAACTGACGGCAGAACCTTCCGCTTTAGTCGGAGCGGCTCCAAAGCCTGATAACATTACCTCCTCTTCAAATGCACGATCTGAAGACTCGGTGGTAAAGATTTCGGCGTGCTGGTTTTCATACCTGTCATACTCCATTCCAAACAGAGCATTTAGGCCAGGCTCCAGCTCTTTCGCCAGTTGTGCGCGAGAAATAGCCATAACTGAGCCTCCTTATACGCCAGTCGTAGAAACAGTGCCCTGTGCAATGCTACCGTTAGGAGCATTGAAGTGGTTGTTTATACGAACGATTAATGGGATACCAGCAGCACTAAAATCTGAGTTTTCTGGGTCATCAAGGATGCCCATAATACGCAGAGCGTGTGTGTTGGTGGCGGCAACTGTATTCAGATCCGCAGTCGCAGAAGAAATACCTGTTGTGGTAGATCCACTGTTACCTGTAGCAAGCTGAATATTTGAGAACACTGCTGTACGAAGTTCTGCTTCAGTATCGTTAGAACCTTGTACATTGGATGTTGCAATTGTAAACAACATCGCAGGGTCATCATACAGAAAAGCCTTGACGGGAAAATTGGAATCCGCGCCAGAGCCAGGCCAGAAGTTAGAGAAAATTGTTTCTCCAGTGGTTGAACTGACGTACTCACATCCGTTGAACACACCCACGATTGACACTGTGCCACCAGCGGCGGCTTGCAGATCATCAATCACTCCAGCGGCAAGCGGTATTACAGGCATGCCTTGGAAAATGGGATTTGAGTTATTGGATGCAATGCGGTACTCAGTCGTACCAACGGAGGCTGGGGCTGAACCCAACATACCATACGGTCTTAGACCGAAGGCTCCATTTGCATTTGCCATGAGAATAACTCCTTATCTCACTATGGTTTAATCGGAGTCGCTTTTACGACCTCCAAAAGTTACACGACTTTGCCTATCATTTGTTATAGGCATCGAGGGATGTTGTTCCCTCATTAAGTCCTGATCCACAGCAGTCATTTGTTCGCGAGTCCGTCCTCGGTAGTGTTCGGTTCTTTCCTGCGCTGTCTCTTCAGGGATCCTTGCTAGCATTAATCCACCGTGTCCAATGACACCAGCATGCGGTCCTTCATCAATTACAGCATGATCTGTTCCAGAATACTCATCGGCTCTGACTGGTTCCCATCCCTCACGAAGTTTCGTGTGAACGTTAATCTTATCGTCTTCGCCTCTAAGCGATGTTCTGATCCAGCGATGCTTAAATCCTTCTGGAGCATTTGGTGCCTCTAACCGACTTGGCGGTGCCCAAGGCTTTCTGCGCGTTGTCTTTTCGCGTGTCTGTCTTGACCGTGGTTGTCTTGTGTCACTCATAGCTTAGTCCTTTACATACTTAGCGTATTCTTCAAGTGGAACACCAAGTTTTTTAGCTATAGTCACTTGTGACGGAGTCAACTTGACGGTCCTGCGCCCCTGTTTGTTACTGCGGGATGCGGAAGTATCAGCCGAGGCGACCCTTGTACTTCCCCCGTTTTGTTTCTCACCAAGCTCGTTTGGAAAACGTTCCTTCATGCGAGAATCCATTTGAGTATAGTATTCATCTTCCGTGCCGTCAAACCCTTCAGCACGAAGATTGTTATGAATAACGAACGCAGCCTGCGTCATAATCTCATCTTCACCAAACCAAGAGTTTCTTTCTGCCCACTTTTCAGCTTTAGGATCTGCGGCAACAGGTTGGTTCTGTGCTGGCGCAGGAGCTTGTTCGGCGGGTTGCTCTGCCGCTACAGCGGCTTTTTGATCTTGATTTTGTTTTGCTAAACGAAATCTTTCTTCTTCGATAGTTATTTTAGAAATTGCACGCTGCGCTTCAACCATAGCTTCAGCGTCACCACTATCGTGAGCCTCTTTAAATGCTCTCTTAGCCTGTTCAAGCTGTGAGTTTATACGGGTGCCATACTCGTTGAGATAACCTTGATCAAGATTGTTTAGTCTTGTTTTCAGATCTTCGTTTTCTTTTTTGAGTTCGCCGGCCAAACGTGCCGCTTCTTCTTTGTCACGCTCTGCATATCTGTACTTTTCAGTCAGTTTCTTGATACGCTTCTGAACACCCTTACTGTAGTTGTCCAGTTCTTCTTCGGCGCTCTCACCCTCCTGAACTTGAACTTCAGGTTCATCACCAAGCTCAAGACTTTGTTGAACAGGTTTACTGTCTGAACTGTCATCTATTGTAATTTCAACGTTTTCTTCAACGACTTGTGCTTCAGCTTCTGCCACTGTGGCCTCCTTAGACATGCTTAACGTCATCTGGTTCAAGAATAGTGGCAATCACCTCATCATCATTGATGATGCGAACTTCACCACCTTCAATCTTAAATCTTGATCCAGCGTACCGACCAATACACACCCATTGACCTTCTTTACACCAAGGTTCTGGATTGTCACCAAACTTGTTGGGGTCTTGATACGCTAAAGGCCCTAGCTTCAGAACATATGCTACCACGGTGGCTAACGCTTCTCGTTCACGAGCTTCAGTCGGTATGATAATCCCACCGTCAGTCTTCGCCTTACCTTGATATGGCATAACAAGAAGACGCCAGCCCGTGGGTTGAGGCAGGCGTTCTTTCAAAGACTTTTCAATAAGACTGGGATCTAAAACTCGTTTATCTGCCTCTACATATGCGCTTTCTGCGGAAACGGGTTCTTTCGATTTTGCAATGTGATCAGGAACGTATAATGTCTTCGCCATCGTCTACAGTTCTCTCCAGCAGGGTTTTAATTTCTTCCTTGGCATAGACAAGTCCCTGTACTTCTCCAACCAACCGCTGGTATTGCTCAAAGTTTTGAACGCCACCAGATGTCAACATATCAGCGATCTGTTCCTCACGCTGTGCCAACAACTTATAAACATGTTTTGCAAAGTCTGCAACATCCATTGTACAATTAAAATGTTCCTGCGAACTTCTTACCTTTTACAACGGCGCCGCAACCTCTAGCCATGCCAGATACATCAACGGACATGCCCCTACGAAAAGTCTTAACATCTTCTTTAAACTTGTCAGACTCGGCGATCTCTCGCACATCATCATCACCAGATTCGATAAGTTCATCTAACTCAAGAATACGAGGCTCTACGCTTTCAACGTCACCACCGTTACCAAACTTCACAATGCCACCAGATGCTTTACGGAGTTCCTTAAAATCCTCACCAGTGATTTTATCCCTGGGTTCAGCCACACGGGCGATCTTCATTTGCTTTTCTGTCAATGGCATGATGCGCTCCTACTTCTTAAAAAATTTGGTTGCTGCACGAGTTCCAAATGAGGCTGATACGATTATGCCTAATGTGTATCTGTAATACTCTGGCATAGCATCTAACGCAGTAAAGCCAGCAGAAACAATCTCTCTGCCCCATTCACCACAGAAGGCTAACACAAGTGGCACTGAAAACAAAATTGTAAGCCATTCGTCTTTCCAACTATTTGCAGATGCGTCAGCCATCTTGAGATCCCAGTCGATCTCACCCGTGGCTTTTTTCTCCATTATGACTGCTTCAGCTTTAGCTTTCGCTACTTTTGCGCCTGCCACCGCTTTTTTCTCTTCAACCTTACCCTCTAGCCATGTGCCTGCCAGAGAGGAGATCGGACCAAGAAGTGCCTGTATCATTCTTCTTCAATAATCTCCATAATTTCGCCAGCCTCTAATCTGACTTTAAGTTGTTTACATGACCATTTTTTATCAAAGTCTGTAGTATGCCCTACGTTTCGTTTTATCTTACGGCGTATGTTTAGGCATTCAGATAGGTTCTTGTACGGCGTGTATTCAACCCGCTCTTCGCCTATCATCAACAGCAATACAAAGGTCATCTCAATCATTTGTTAGTCAACTTTTCAATATTGTCTTCAATTTTTGTCAACCGCCTGTCATAAAACTCCAAGACCAGCTTCTGTTGCTGGTCATGTGGGGCATTACCACTTTCAATATTCTCCGCTAGCTTTTCTAACTCACTAGCCAAATGTTCGATCATCATAAACTGTTCTGAGTCGGCTGGCAAACTGCCCATCTCTCCACGCGGCCATTTAATGCGGAATTCTGTGTTCATGCCCAAATCTGTTTCCATCAAAATCAACTTGTTCTCGATGGTGTTAAGACGTTCGATAACTCCAAAATAAGCCCATGTGCCAACAGTTGCAGCTATGAGCAACGCAATCAAATTGCGGATAGGCATAGCTAGCTCAGTGTTCTCATTCAATTTTGGCATTAATCACACTTGTCCTTTCCTGCACACTCAGTAGGAAAACAATGCGCCATCATGCGGTAATATTCGTTTTTATATGTGGCTTGCCACATATCTTCATTTATTAAGTATTCGCATTGAGCTTGTGTCATTGGTTGTTGCAAAGCAACCTGATTTCCAATGTACTGCCACTCATGACCGTCAAAACCCCACATGCTAATAACCATGATAAATAAAGTTTCAACCGTGTGATGAACCTCACTCATCCGTGATTATCACCCACTGAACGGTGTTGGGAGTGCTTTCCGTTCTAAATTTTGTTGCAAACTCAGAACTTGAATTTTCTATTACGGTTGGAGTTTCTTTATCACCAGTCATGTGACCATGTATCATCGCCGCCAAAATTGCAGCTATTACAAGATTTTCCATAGATCTACTCTGTTATTTTTTCGACATCCACGCCGTGGTGCCCATATAGGCACCGACTATACCAGCGCCACTCAAGAAGATAAGGTCTGTGACAGCCCCCAAACCCTCAAGTTTTTCCGCAGAACACCACGGAGATGCTAAAAACACAGCATAACATCCCATAAAGATCAAGGTATATCTAGCCATACGCAGTTGAGCTAAGTTCTTACGGAGTTCCGTTTCAGTTTCTTTGATGGCCTTTATATGAGACAGTTCTTCGTCACTGACGATTCCATCACCATCTTCATCATAATCCGCGTAAACTGACTCTTTTTGTAACTTTTTCTGTGCCATGTCATATCCTTGTTACTATAAATAACATTAACAAGAAAAGACCTATTGCTGCAATCACACCAGCCGCAACCAGTATATTTTCGGTCAATTGTTCCTGACGTCTTCTAGCCTCAATACGAGCCTTCTTCTCAGCCGCCTTAGCCTCTTGAATGCGTCTGTTTCTCTCTGCAATGATACTCGCCCATGTGCCATGACCAAAGCGCAAGTCAATAAGTGTCCGCATTTCTTGGAGCTTTTCTTGAGCCAGCTTCGCGTCTATGACTTCACTGGCAACACTCTCAACACCAAACTGGTCAGTCAGTGATTGACCGCTTTTTCTGTTACGAGCCTTTTGACATTCTTGTTCACCACGAATCAAATCATCAATAGACCCTGCTAGGGTCTTGATGTCCGAGGCAGTATCAATATTTGATTTTATAAATTCGACACTTTTCTGAACAAGCGCAATGCCTGTTAGAATCTCCGCAACGACCATGCCTCATAACTCCAGCTATCTGGAGCGCGATGCCAGGTCCCTCTGGGTCTGGATGCGCTCACGATTCACATCTGCCCTTTCTGCTGCGATCTCTTCTTGGAGTTCGATTCTTGCCGCGTCAGTCGTAGCTCTTTGATTAGCTTTCTGACGTTCTAGTTCAAGTTCTGCGGCATCTTGTTGTGCCCTGCGCTGTGCTTCAGCGGCCTTGATTGCAAGCTCTTGTTGCCGTATCTGCACAAGCGGATCTGACTGACCCTCTGGCGGTGCAAGCATTTGTATTATCTCTTGAGTAAACTGTGCCTCAAGTTTTGCTACCTCTGCCTCAATCATATCCTCTGATATGGCGCCGGCAGCTTGCATTTGCTGTTGTGCCATCATGGGATCCATCGCACCCGTTTGTGCCAACATGGCTGCTTGTTGTGCCTGCATTTGCTGTTGCTGGACCTGTGCCATTACAGTCAAACGTGCCTTCATGGATATGTGATCCTGAAGATGCCCCATGAATATAGCATAAATATTCGGTGATGTGGACACTAGTGGTAGCTTCATGAACGTAATATGCGTCATGATATGTGCATCATGATCCTGCTGTTGGAAGGCTGTCAGCAGTTCACCTTGCATGCCTTTTGCGTTCTCAATGCTTGGACTCGTAGGCTGTGGCTCTTTTTTGGCCGGTAGTATCTCATCAATGTTTTGAACTTCCAGCGCCTGATACATGCGCTTAAATGCCTCATACAAATTATGTATCTGAGGATTGGATTGTGCCAGTTGAAGTTGTGTTTGTGCCAATGTGACACGCTGAGACATCGAAAAGATGTTGGGATCAGAAACAGGTATTACGTCTACTCTACCATCAAAATCCTGTGCCTTGATCTCTGAAGGTGCTCCGGCTACCTCATACGGATAAGTCGAAGGGAGATTTTCCGCGAAGATTCTTGCGAGGAGCCGGAACTCTGTTTTCTGAGCGTAATGCAGGCGCTTATGAATAGCTGACATGACTTTCATGCCGCGCTCTAACAACGCTACAGTTGTGCCTACAGGCATGTCGCCGCCTTTGTTGTCGCCTATCTGTTGATCTGCGATTGATACAAAACGGCGCCCACCTTCAATAAGTGAAGCTAAAAGTTGTGCAAGAGTGCCAGACGGTTCTTTGTATGGCAAAGGTATGATTGAATTTCTGATGTCCCCACCAGGTGCATCTATATCTCTAAATTCACCAGGTGCGATAGGCTCATCATCATTACGAACACGAATGCCTCTAGCTTTGAAACCGGATGGCAGATTAGCTAATGTGCCTGAGTCGATAAGCTGACGGAGAATACTGGTGGCTGCCCTACCCAAACCACCAATCATGTGTATCAAACCAAAGCCATAGAACCCTAGGCCAGGTAAGAACTTGTAATGCACAAAATACTGACGCTTGCGCTTGAGTTGATCTTCCTGATCATAGTTGCGAACGATTGACAGGATTTCACCTGAACCATGATCAAGATTGACTATGTACGGTAGTTTTATACCAGTTGGCTGACCTTCCGCTGTGACATCTTCAAAACCCTCAAGATCCATCTCAACATGCATCTCAAGGATCGTGTGTGTTTCGTCCGTGTATCCTTTGCTAACGCCTTCAAGCTCATCAACCTTGTCACGGACAGGATCGTCAGACTTGTCATTTGCAGATATCTCAACGTCACGATACATGCCGGCGACTTGCATCTTACGGACTTGATTTTCATCCATGCGTAATACATGAGTGACACGAGGCGCCGTGGCGATGTCTGTTGCAGAATAAGAAACCACAAGGTCTTCGGCGGGTACAAAAGCAGATACGGCTCTGTTCTTTGTGGGATCAAAGTAAACTTTCTTGAATGTAGAACCAGACAAAGGCAGATAGAACAGCATCTGATCTGTGTCAGGGTCAAACTCCTCCATAACCTCAGTAACCTGATAGTTCATGAAGTTCTTAACCCGTGACGCCTGTGCTTCCTTCTCTTTAGTCTTTGATCCTAAAACCTGCGTTTTAACAGGTCCTCCTGCCGGTAGAAGCTCCTTGTACGCCTGTGCTTGGAACTGGGTGACCGACTCAGCTATCAGAGGATGTGTGACGCCTGACGCCCCTTCAAACGGCTGTGAACGCTCTTGATAACGTATCCCAAGTAGATCAAGCCCTTTTGTGTATGCCTCTTCCCAATCTTCGCGTGACTCCATGTCCTCTTCGTACAAACCACGAAGTTCACTAGAAATCTCACCAAGAACGTTTTCGTCTATGATTTCTGCAAGATTGGCATTGTGATTGTATGGTTCTGCCTCAACCATCATGGCTTCTGGCTGACCGCCCATCAGTGCTTGAATGATTGCACTGCCGTCAGCTCCTTGCATGACCTCTGCACCGCCGGCAAAGTCTTGTGCCTGCGGGACTTCAACGGTCATTCCCTCTACTGCTTCAATGCCAGAGTCTGTTAGACTACCTGTGGGTCGAGGAGGTAATGCCATTAGAAATATCCTTTGAATGTGCCTCTGCGTACCAAACCACCGTCACGCAGACCCTGTTCTTTTTTCACACGAGCAATAGCCTCGTTCAAAGAACCACCTTTAGCTTTCTTGACTGGCTCTTGTGCCGCCTTGAGTTCAGCAATCTTCTGTTCAAGCTCTTCTATCGTAGCGGTTCTAAGGTCGAACTTCTTAGTAGTTTTCTTAGAAGTCATTAGAAGTTCCCTTTAAAATCACCTAATGAAACCTTACCGCCGTTGCGGAACTCACCAACAACAACCTTATCACCTGGTTTGATCTTATCAGGGTCTTTGATACCAGATGCTTTTGCCATCTTTTCTACTGCTTTCAAAGCCTCACGAGGAGTGTTTGCAGAGGCTCGGATTGAAGTAACATCACCGCTCTCACCACGACCCTCACCTAATGCGATATCATACATCGTCTCGCCTTTAGAAACTGTTCGTACTTCTCGTTTCGGAGGGTTGGTTTTGGACTGTCCTCTGTTCGGGAACTTACCTTTTGCTGCGTCACGGATTTTTTGCAGACTTTCCTGCGTCTTTTGCCGCCTTTTTAAATCTTTTTCAGACATCAATAATACTCCCGCTTCCTAGGATACCAATCATCATTATCGTTCTCGCCCTCAAGTTCGATAAAGCCACCCTGCCGGAAACGTATCAAAGCCATGGTCATGCTATCAACAAAATCATCATGCTCTCCATGCGGAAATGCAAGACATTCCTCGATAACTTCCTCCGAGAACTTCTGTTCCGGTGCCCACACCATCCCCGCCTCAAACAGCGGTGCTACCGTGTGCATGCGGGTGATCTTATCACGACCCTTGCTTGGTGTATAGTTCATAACAGGAATGCCGGCTGCACGCAGTTCATCCGTTAACGGTTGCCCTGAAGCCTTCGCTTCAATGATGACCATATCCGGTTCCCAATACTCATACTCTTCGCTAGCAACGCTTTTAAGCTCTGGAAAATTCCATCTGCCGCGTCTCGCATCCATGAGAATAATATTGTCGGCGCCAGTTTCTTCATTGGTAAATACCCCCCATGTTGTGATTGCAGAATAGTCCGCAGACTCCTTCTTACTAAACGCCGTGTCATACGACTGTATGATATACTTTACCGTGGGTATTTCTTCCTTCTCCCACCAGTTCCACCATTCCTTCTTGACGATGGCGCCCTCTTCGGCTGTCGGGTTTTGTTGCCACTGTGCATTCCATTTAGCCACGGGCAGTGACGCTTTGACCTTGATTAACGACTCATGATCCCAAAATTCAGGCCATAGGGGCTTATCTGACGGTAAAATGGCAGGAAACTCCACAACGTCCCATTCGTCAGCCAAAGTGTCCGTCCCTTGCATTTTTATGACTTGTCCGGTCAAATCCTTCATTCCCCAGCGTGTCATGACGATAATTATCGAGCCACCAGGCTGTAAACGTTGCCTAGGACCAGATGTATACCACTCAAATGCGTTATCGAACGCTGTAGACGACAATGCATCCTGTTCAGAGTGCGGATCGTCAATAATTAGCAGGTCTGCGCCGCGTCCAGTCATCGCTGCACCCACTCCAGCGGCAAAATATTCGCCTCCAGCCGATGTTCCCCACCTTCCAGCGGCTTTATCGTCCGCTTTTAGCGCCGTATTCGGAAAAACGGTGTGATAATCGGGCGTATCAATCAAATCTCGCACTTTTCTGCCAAATCTGACCGCCAATTCGGTGTTATGAGTGGCCTGAATGATCTTCAACTTCGGATTTCGCCCCAAAAACCACGCCGGCATCAAATATGAGGCGAATTCTGACTTAGAATGACGCGGTGGCATGTTCACAATGAGCCTTTTTAGCTCTCCGCGTGCTACTTTTTCCAATTTTTCGGCGATTACACGGTGATGACGGCCTTCAATGAACCCGTCATACACATGATGAACGAACGGCATGAATTTTTCGCGTGCCTCTTCACGAATTTGCAAGCGAATTTGCTGGTTTTGAAGCGCATAGATCTCTTTTAACGCTTCTTCAGGTACGGTTTCAAACCTGTTTTCCAAGTGCTGCCCCTGTTGGAGACAATGCCTGTAAACCAGAACGCTGTTCTTGTATGTATTGCGCTTGATTAGGCGTATATGGTTGCAATGCAAACGGATTTGCGCCGGCAAACGGCGTGGCTTGCGTAAATGGAGCGAACAAAGTGGGCAGTCCGGTTACAGGATTGATCTGAAAATTCGAGCTAGGATCTTCTTCCTGTTCTTGATCAACTGGTGTGCAAGTGCCGTTTATCATCTGATAACCTGGTGGGCACGGGTCATTCGGTGCTTTTGGTGGATCTGTTCTACCACCCGCATCAGGATCTTGTACACCTAATTCAGAACCTGGTCCAAAACCTGTGTAAACCGATGGCATTGATGTAAGTAGTTCAGAAGAAGAATTTATTGTTTTAGGATCGGGAGAAACAAGATCTGTAAGAAAGTTAATACCTGCGGCCAAAGGACCAGGCAGACCCATAGCTGGTGGACTAACAACGCCCGTTATTTGACCTGTTGATGCGTCAGGATTGTTTGGATCATAATCAGGTATCTCAAAACCGTAAGCCTGTTGTATAGGATTGCCAAACGCAAAATTCACGGCGCCAGGTATAAACCCTTCCTTAACTTCCCCTGTCACAGGATCTATTGTGCTCAAATAACCAGGTGCCTCTTGCGCCTGTTTAACTGTAGGACCGGCTAAATTTGTTGATGCACGAACACCGCCAGGTGTGGTTACAAAATCAAGACCTCTGGGTAAGCCAGCGTCAGTGTAGCCTGTGTTTGCAGCGATATTATCAGCGATCTGATCGGGTGTTAGATCACCAGCACGAAGACCCATCTCAGCAGTTTCATCCTCAAAACCTCTAGCGGCTAACGCATCAAGAGCCGACATTTCTGCGGAGGAAAGCTGACCAGGTGCCGTGGTGCTGGTTGCAGGTGCTGTTGTCTGTAATGCACTATCCATTCTCGGTGAGGTAAAGATATCATCCACTCGGAAACCTGGAGCCGCCGCACTAGCCGCCGCTTGAGTTAAATCACTGAAGAAATTAGGATCCTGTCCTGGTTGACTTACCCCAGGCGTAAAGTTTTCTGCTGCTTTTGCTATATTACCCTGAATGCCAGCCAAAACATTAGCCGCCGTTGCTTGCGGCGTGGACATGATGCCCACAGGTGCCTGTGCCCTGAACCGTGCATCAAGAGCTTCTTCCATTTGTGCTGGACTCAATGAGTCTAACGCCGTTTGATCTCCAGCGGTGGCTCTACTCACTAATTCATTATCAACAAGACTCTGACCAATACCAAAAACATTAGTTTTACCAAAATCTGGCCGACCCAAAATGCTACTTGGTACATCACTAAGCGCCCTTGACACAGCCTCACTTCTAGATGCAGGCATAACACCTGGCGTAGCCGCTACACTTGCAGAGGGTCTGCCTAATATCTCATCCGTTGCCGCTGAAAGAGAAGGACTTGCCAATTGAAGTCCTTGAGATAATGCTCTAGCTCGCTCTGCGGCTCTAAATTCTGCCGCCGTTTGATCTGGATCCTTGCCCTGATCGCTTGTGTCATCACCCGTGATGCTATCCGAAAGACCAAGACCAAAACCACCTGACGCTTTCTCATCTAATGCAATGTCAGCCGCCGCCTGTATCGCCGATTTCTCAGATGCCGTAGGTGCGCGACCCGTTACAGGGTCAAAACTTCTACCAACCTTACCCTTGCCTTGATTACTTGTGACAGGATTTCCTACACGATCCACCGCATACGCCCGTTCTATGGCCTGTTGTCTTGCCTGCGCTTGACTTTGACCAGGCGCATAACCGCTAACGGTCATGCCAGATAAGTTAGCAAGAGCCTGTGATACTGATGGACTGTTGTTCGCCGCGTTTTGCGCCGCGTTCACCGCATCCTGACCAAAAGCCGCTGCGTCAGATATTGACTTTGACGCATCAACAGCCGTTTGTTGATCGTCACTCAAATTATCTGGATCAAAACCAGGAGAATATCCAAACTCATCCGCATCATAGCCATATGCGGCGGCAGCGATGTCTTGTTGCATGTCCTGATCTATGTCTTCGTCAGAAAGACCCTCACCGCCAGCGTCACTATCACCACCAAAGCACCAGTACATTTGCTCATAATAATTACGAGTGTCCTCGATGCCGAAGTCCAGCCCGTCTGTCCACCGCTTCCTAGTTTCTGGGAATATTCCGCGCATAACATCTCCTACCACTTGGTCGGCGCCAATGCCCTACCTGATGACCTGTATGTTCAGGAATAAAACGGCGCATGTCCTTCGCAATGTATGATACACTATCAACCGCAACCATGTCTATAACCCATGCTTGCTCCCCTTCCGTCCGCGCAAAAACCTCCCTGCCATTGTACTTCTGCGTCTTCCCCTCCTCCTCTGTCAGAAAACACCAAGTGCAAAAACCAATCAAACTGCCGTCACGAAAATAATACCTGACCTTGCCATGCTGTATCGCAGGAATGAACCGGTAGCCAAGGTTCTTGATGCTTTGCTCACGATAATGGGGCGCAGAGTCCAGTAACACGCACATGCGTCCAAACATCTCAAATGGATTTATATGCAAATTTTTTTCGGGCGCCTGGGACTCCATAGGCCATTCCTACAATTTAATTGTGGATCTTGCAACCTGAACCTTGGTCGAATGGAAAAACACAGGAATAAATGTACCCAACTAGGGCGGGTGGGTGGGGCGGCGCAACCCGTTTTTTTGTCAAGGGGGCCTGGGGGTCAAACATTTGACACCCCCGCCCGATTCGGTCAAGTAACCCCTGGCTGTCAAGTGCTAAATACGTCAAACGTTTGACATATTAAATGTGTTTTACTTGTGGGTTATGTGTTGCATGTAGTGCCATGTAGTGTTAATGTCTATAGACATTAAGGCAAGCATTACTATGGAAGGACTAGGACAATGCAAGCATTACTAAAAAACACTCAACGTACTAATGATATCAATAGCATCATTCTGGATTTTATTGGGGTCATTGGTGCTCGATGCAATGAGGCTGCCTATAAGGCATTGGGTAGGATTGAGGGTCGCGCTAAAAAGTTGCGGTCTGATATGAAAGCCAATGCGCTAGCCAATGGCATTGCCTATGAGGATAAGGACAGTCCACAAACAAGAAATAGTTATACAGTGGACGCCTACACGTTTTATCCGCTGAAGTGGAATAAGTAAATGCGGATCGTTAAAATCTCAATGGTGCTAGCAGGAATATTCCTGCTAGCTACCGCACAAGCATTGTACGGGCTGGTTGATCCGCTCTACAATTTCACTGATCAACTGATGCGATTAGCAATGATCGTATATGCAGGGGGCGCTTTTGGTTGCGCCATCCTGTTACATATTATGAGACGACGATAAGAGAGGAAAGCATCATGACATACGTTTACGTCACGCGGCCAGATAAGAAAGGCGAAAGGCATATCATCAAACAGCCCAAGCCTATCCCAATGGTTACGCAAAAACTTTTGAGATTAACGAACGTTCCGCAAAAGCGAAAAGAGTTTGAGCATGACGGAATCATGATAACAGATCGGACAAAATCACCATGCGGTAGATTCGATCTGACTGACGAAGAGTCGGACAAACTTTATGGCAATGCATAATATCCAATGGGACAGCGTATTCATGATAGGCTGTCTCATCTTCTATGCTGTCGGACTGGTGACGCTAATATATATTGC